GATTTTTTCGAAGAACTTAAATCCTCCGATAACTCCAATACCTACGATTACTGCTCCTGCTACACCCAATTTGATTAATTTGTTTTCGTTCATTTTTCTTCCTCCAAATACTTATATTCGTGCCCTTTTCGATCGGTGTGATTTCGCCAAGCGTACGTTCGAATAGTCCCACGCGTATATCCAGTTTCTGCAGACAGCTCACTAGCTGTTCCTTGCATCAAAATTTTGCCTTCGTGTAAAACAACGACGATTTTCCCTTTGCGCTGTTTTCTTTTGTCTGGCTTTTTTCGTATACGTCCGTTAGCAATCTTTCCTAGACGCTGAACTTCAGCAACCACTGCTTCATCTTCTTGCCAGTTCTCATCTTGAATCAGCAACATTAATTTTCGCCAAGCCGCTTCCTTATCCACGCTCATTCCTCCAATCTACGGATTTCCCTTCTTAAATTCTCTATGTGCAAATCGATTGCCTTTCTCGCCGTTTCATTGACCATCACTGCCTTTGTCCGCTCCAGATCGTCAATTTCACGTTGAATGCTTCGAATACGCATTTGAATCACTTCTTCTGTTGTCATGATGATTCCTCCACGTACCTAAACGTTCTCTTCTTAACGTCTGTGTATCCACACCTAGCTCTCTTTCTCACGATTTTCTCGTGCAATCCTGTGAGAGTTGCTAACTGCTGGGCAGTTCCTGTGACTAGAATTTTGTCGCCATGCCAGATTGCGATTTTTCGCGGTCTTGGCTTGTTGCTCTTGTCTGCCCACATCGCTCTTCCAAGCCTCATCACTTCTGAAGCAGCTTCTTTGTCATTTTGCCAATCTTCTGAATAAGTCAATTCGATAATTCGCTGCATTGCCGCTTTCTTATCCATCCCGACATTCTCCTTTCAGTAATTTGAGTACTTGATCAAGCGCGCTCTCACGTCCGCCGTGGAACGCGTTGAGCCACTTGTCTTCGTAAGACACACTTTGTCTTAAAGCTTCTTGATGCATTAGTTCAATCTGTGCTGTAAATGTCTTTAGATCCATCTGATTACACCTGCTCAAGTTCACTAAGATGTTTTTGCAATCCTTTAATGCAATCAACAAATAGTAATTTTGTATAAGCTAAATTTCTTAATTGTGTTGCATCGATATAGAGTGCGAAATAGTATCTGAGTTTACACCAACTTGAACGATCATTCTTAATTCCTTCAATTCCAGCTTCTTCGAGTTGATCATATACGTCTCTCAGAATTTCTATTTCCTCACCAGTTTTATACTTCGCTATTTCATTAATTAGTTCTAGATAATCGATCTTCAATTTTCCACCTCTTAGAATGGTGCTTTTGATTGTCTATTAGCTCGTTCTAGCGCTTTTTTCTTAAGATAGGCTTCTTGGTCGATTGCCCACTCAGGAAGCTTCTCTCGTCTTCCTGTGCGCTTATAGCTAGAAGGAGCGTTCTTAGGCTCACTTTTTTCTTTCCTTGCCCAACTTCGAATAGTTGCCAAATAGTTTTTATAAGTCTTACCAGATGATTCACAATACTCTGACAGTCGTTCGATTCGCTCTTGGTAGTCATTAGGGAATTCTGTTTTGAGTTTCTCCATCTGCTCATCTGACAAAAGAACATTTTTATACTCTCCGTATTTATGACGGATGGGCTTAGCCTTCGATTTTTTCGAAGGCGTTATATCTTTTATCTCTTTACTATCCTTACCTAACCTAACCTTACCTAACCTAACCTGTGTATCCATTTGGTGTACCGTTTGGTTGTCATCTGGTATACCAAGTTTTTCATCATGTTTAGGAAGTTCTTCTGCAAATGTGTAAGCCTTGTTATCTTTGTCCGCTAGTAAAGCTTTTTCATCCTGATATAACGTAGGTTTGTAGCGATCATTACGAATATAGTTGTGTATTTTCCAATGTTTAATGACGATCACGCCACTCTCGAAAACTAAGATGAATCTTTTTGCCATAAGCAGTTTTAAATCATCATCGCCACAACCAACCATACGTTGTATTTTTTTGGGATTATTGATAAATCCGTCGTCATCTGCGCGCATTGATAGATGAAAATATAATGCCTGCGTTGATAAAGGCATATCTAGGAATGCATCAGAATCAATAATTGTCTTTGCGAACATTCTTCTTTCTGCCAAAATTATTCCTCCTCATCCACGACGATAATCGTGTACTGGTAACAAGTCTCTGTAATTCCATTAACTAATCTATTCGTCTTAATTTTTTCAACACTAATATCGCTTTGTTCAGCTTGTGTACCAATGAAAGCAAATGTCATGATTTCTAAGAACAATTTGTCTCTTGGACTCATTTTTTTATACTTAGTGCGCCATGTTTGTTCAAATGCTACTGCGTTTAAATTAATCATCATTAGCCCCCGATTCTTAATTTCTTGATTGTCTCCTGGTTTAACTTAATCCCTTTGATTTGATACTTATTTTTGAAATTGATCACACCTATTTTGTGCTTCTCCGTATGATGGATTCTGCAGAGTGCTGCAAATGTGTACTCTGAATGATCAACTTCTTTGCGCTTTCGTCTTCCTAAAGCTTTGTCAAAGTGATCGATGTCAGCTCCTGTTTTGCCACAGATACAGCAGACTCTTTTTGTGATGCATTTGTAGAAGTAATATTCTTGATTCGCTGGTAAAATCTCATAACCTTCTTTGAAAGGAATATGATGTTCAAAGATAAAATCTAGGATGATATTCGCTAAGATATTGGCATCACTCACGGTTGTGCTCGATTCGTCTTTGAGGCTTATTTCGCGCCCTGTGACACCTTCGAAACGGAAGTAGAAGAATTCCTTCCAGAAGTCCGTTGGCATGCCTGTATCGATGAAAATATCGCCTATGAGTGCATAGATGAAGTTTCGTTGCTGTACGGTGAAACGTCTAGGATCAATAAAACGAATTTCAATAACTCGATCACCATCGTAGCCGTCATACATCGTCTTTAGTCGATCAATGTTCACTTCCTCATTGATGGTTGCGCCTATGTCTTTTCCTTTGAACTTTTTCAGAACCGCTGAATATGAATCGATTAATGGTTTAAACACTCATATCACTTCTTATCTAATTCTTTTCTCTTAGCTGCTATTGCTCGCTCCATCAAGGCACATTGCTCATAGCTTAACTGTTCAATAGTTTCAACGTTATCAGCTAAGAGCCCTAATTCATCTGTCTGCTCATTAACATATTCGATTAAGGTTTTGGTCATATCTTTACCCATCTGCTCATTGAAAGCTTCTAGAATCGTCTCTAGCATGTTTAATTTCTTTGTATCGATTCTAGGTGGTGTTGGAATATCTTCCCCTTGAAATACATATAATCCCAGTCCGTGTAGAGCCAATGCTTTCACAAAGCATCGCTTCAATGAGTTATTGATTTGCATTGCATTTGGTTTAACAACTGGTTGGTTTCGATAATCTAAAACAGGAAATAATTCGGTTTCCGTGTGTCCTTTAACCGTTACTGAGACAGATACATAAGTCCCAGTTTCATCCATAAGAAAAGGTTTATATTCCTCAACAAGAAAGTCTTGATGAGTTCCAGAAACAACCCTGTAGTGTTTGTACTCATTAATAGTTACCGTTGCCTGTGGATCATTCTTTTTCATAATCTCCCACGCGTGAGCCCAAGATAAATAATCAAAATTTCCTTTTTTCTTGAGAATTTTATTTAACTTACGACTAAAAAGTTTTTCAAAGTTCGTTGTCCCTTTGATTTCACTCATCAAATTCTGCCTCCATTTCAGCAATGTATTTCTTACCTGGTCCGTAATAAGAGATATCAATCAAGTTATCTCTGTCGTACTCTTCTAGCGCATCAATCAAGCCATCTTCGATGACGTAAATATATTCAGGTTTATTCGAATGCTTCGATAGATGGATAAGATAAACATGATCCCAAATAGTTACATGGTTGCCTAAATCATCTTGATCCCAAGCTAGTTCTTCATTCGTCAAAAGATTTCGTCTGATTTTTCGACCACTTGTTTCCTCAATTTTCGGCTTGCCCCAATCAGGATCAATCAAATATTGATCTAGAGTGGAAAGTTCTTTTTCCATATGCTAAAATCTCCTTATGATGTGTTTTCTTTGTGACTCTTTGCTTGCCGGCGGAGTCACTTTTTTATTTGTTGCCATGCTTTTTGCTTGTCAATATGTTGTTGGCTTAGGATGATTGGTTTATAGTATTTCCACCAGCAATTAGCAATTGCCGTCCCTATTCTTAGCGCTTCAGCCCTATTCATTTTCATCACCGAAAAGTCTTTGTTGTCTGTTCAGTTGATCGATTTCCATGCGGATCGCAGTTTCTGGTAACCACATTTCAATAAATGAAACAGCATCATCGAATCTCTTACGAGGTAACTCGCCATATCTTGGGATTGAAAAGGTACGTTTAAATTCAGACCAAAATTTTGAGAATACTTTTTTGCTGATTTCTTCATAAGCTCGGCTTTCTTTTCCCCCTAGAACTTCCATAACTTTCATATTTCCTTTTTGCTTAATTTCAAACTCTTGTTGTCCGCTAATTCGCATAGTATCTTTAAGCATGGAAACATCTTTTTTAACATCTTTCATTTCTTCTAATTGATAGATCATCATGTCTTCAATTGTTTGAGGAACAGTATTCTTCCGAATAACATCTTCCATTTCGTTGAAAGCTTCAATAAATTTTAGTTTGAAATTTATTGCTTTACTTCCAGTGAATCCCATAGCTAGCAAGGAAAATCCGTCTCTATTCATGAAATAAACTCTCCGACTTCTTCCGTATGAGTCTGGCTCGTTCCCTTCCACAAACATCTGTCCAAAATTGGACCCATCTTCAACATTGGCCGAATTTTCGACCGATCTTTTTATTGATTCAATTGCTTCTAGTACATGCTTATGTTTCTTTTTGAAACTTTCTGCCACTTGTAAGCTCGTAGTTACAGCTTCTTTATTTTTCAAAATTACTAATTCTTGCATTATTTCTTCTCTCCTTTTGGTATAATTTAGGTAAAAAATGGTGGTGTATATAATTGGATATTTCAGATACTCCTTATTATCAAAAATTGATAGCTTCTTCAAAATTAATCGGTGAAACCATTGCTCCTTCTCTAGATGTCGTTAACGCTATGCAGCCTGCGATAGAACAAGCTAAAAGAATAATTGCAAGGCAAGATGCTCTTATAGCTTCGCGAGCAACACTCAACGATCCTTTCATTCAAATTGTTGAGAAACGTAACAAATCTATTGCTAATATGATTCCTACTTCTGTTTTCGCAATACAGAAACAATTAGACTCTCCAAGTTTTAATATTGCTAAAAAAATGGCAGCTGCTATGCCAAAACCTTATTTTTCTGATATCTCTAAAATCACAGAAAAATTCGTCGTTGACATGTCTAAGTATGACTTCAGAGTAGGTGTCGCTACCCAAGAATTAGAAAAAGCATTTGCTTCCGAACCGGAAGTTAGTACAAAAAATCTACTTTTTAAAGACACTTCCAATCCATCTGATGAGTTCGAGGCTAAGTTTTTTGATATCCTTAATGAGCAAAGGAAAGTCCTTGATGACTCTATAAAGCTTTTTGAAGAAATAAATACAGCCAAGAACAAAGATATAACTAATGAACCATCTGAAAAACAACAAGATTCACCTGCTTTCTACAAAGATAAAATGTGGTATGCTGAGGAAATTGCTTCAGATTTATTAAGCCTTGTGGTATCTGCTATTTTTGTAAATGTTACTTTAGACGACCCCTCAAACACGTTAATAATTGCTTTTCTTTTAGGTTGTCTACTACGTTTTATCAAACCAAATAACTAACGCGTTATATTACCTGACAGCAAACCTAGTATGATGGTGCATTACTAAATTCAATAGATTTGTTTCTTCATCACAAACTTCACAGCTTGATACTGGCTATGCCCCTCCGCAACTAGATGAATTTGATTAGGAAATTCTCCAGTTTCTTTTACAAATTCTTTGATGAGATCATTAAAATTTTCTTTCAATTGTTTTTCGTTTATAGTCATTAAACTTTTTTTCATTAGTCAGTCCCTCCCGACTGGCTTTTTCGCTCTGTACTCAGCTTCATCCAGCCCCATAAAAATCCAAACCATGTAAACGATCGTGCCTATCAACGCTTGTTTGCTTCCCCAAAGTCCTAAAGCGTAGACGATTAGTGGTGCGCTGAATACTAATGTTCGATTAAACTTTCCCATGTTGACCTCCTTTAAATTTTGTATTTAGCCATCAGTTCATCGATGTCCTTTTTGTCATATCTTAAAAAGCCATCTATACGAATTTCTTTTAAACCGTGAGCTATTAACTTCTCAAATCCTTGGTCATTTACACCTCCCACATATTTTTTAGCTTCGATTTTTTTTAAATATCGTGTTTCTGACAAATTCTTTTTTGAAAGCTGACTAAGCGCGTCCTTCACAACTTCAACAATTGCGATTCTCAATCGAGTCAGAAACTCTTCACTTAGAATATTCATGACTTGCCTCCTATCGAATTTTATGATCGCGAATAACTTCCAGAATAAAGGCGTTAACAGCTGGGCCTTTATCTTTTCCACTTAAAACACGCTGAATCCAAGTTCTCGATCTACCATATGCAGTGGCCAAATCGTATTCTGAAATATTATTTGCTTTCATAAATTCTTTGATGGCTTCCCTCCCATTATCGATATTACTCACTTCACACACTTCCTTTCTTTTTATTTAGAAAGAAAATTGGATAGAAAAGTATATTTTTAGTTGACTACAAACCATACTATAGTGTAGTATATAGTCATAGTTAAATAAGCCTATAACAAGCCTTTTTATCGCACTTGGTCGCCAAACTTAATGCTATAAGGTGTGTTTTTAGTTTGCTTTTTTTCTATCCAATTAACTTACAAAACCAATATACACTATAGTGTTGTTTATGTCAACACAAAACTACACTTTTTTATTGGTTTTTTGTAAAGAAAAAAGGAGAATGCTGGTATGACAGTATTTGAGCGGATAAAATTTCTTGCAAAAAAACATTCAAAAACAATGAAACAAGTAACAATTGATTTAGGATACAGTGAAAACTATTTCTATAGTTTAAAAAGTGGAAAACAACCATCCGCTGAAAAGCTTACTGAAATTGCTAATTATTTCAATGTATCTGTTGATTATCTACTAGGTAGAACCGATAACTCGGAGGATAGTGATTCTCAATTACCACCAACCGATTTGGATGATGCTTTAGATGGAGCAATGACTTGGAATGGAAAACCACTTACCGATCAAGATAAAGAAGCGGTAAGGATATTTTTACAAGGTAGAAAAAGCGAGTGAGGTTGTAGTGTATGGATAACATTGAAGATTTGTTGAAGGAAAACGGGATTGATGTAGAAATTACCAATATTGAATCAGAAGGATTTTATCTTCCTAAATTAAGGACAATTTTCATTAATCAAAATTTAGATGAATTAGAACGAAAAAAAGTATTACTACATGAATCACGTCATGCACTAAGTCACAATGAATTGATATCACTTTACAGCAAAACTGTATTCCACTCAAAAATGGAAGATGAAGCAAATAGATTCATGATTGAAGTACTGTTGCAAGATTATATGAATTTATTTGCTTTATCTGTAGATCAAATCAACTATATGAAATTCATGGATTACTATGGAATTGGTTATGATTGTGAAGAATATATAAAAAAATTACTTGTGAACTATGTCGCTTCTTCTATGTACCTTAATGTAATTTAAATGGAGGCTTCTTATGAAAATAGGAATGAGAAAACCAAGTATAAAAAAATCCATAAGCGCTAGAACCACTGGAAAAGCAAAAAGAAAAGTAAAAAAAGCAGTTATTCCTGGTTATGGGAAAAAAGCTAGCGGCTGGATTAAAGACCCAAAAAAGGCTGCTTACAATAAAGTATACAAGAAAACTACATTCAGTTTTTGGGATTTATTTAAATAAAAAAAGCCCGTGCAGCAACACGGACTCGAAACCTTATTTCTAAGATTCCCCAATAAAAATCATATCATAGAAATGAGGAATAAAAAATGAAAAAAGTAATAACAAGTTTATTAGTTTTTGCTTCTCTGTTACTTTTCACTGCTTGTGGTAAAAAAGTAACTACAGAAGATTTAAAAGCTAATGATTGGTTGATTGAAGCAACCAAAGATGACGAACCAAATATGATAGCATCATTTTCTGATCATATCGTTTCTTTTAGTGTTGACACAAGTTCTATGAAATCAACTTCAAGTAACGATTGGGAGGCTATGGGAGAAGAATTTGCTAAAAGCTTAGTCGACCAAATGAATTACAAATTTGAGTATACACTTGAAGGCGATGTTATGACTTGGAAAGATGATAAAGACAAAGATAATGATGCCAAATATACTGTCAGCAAAGAAGATAAAAATATTATTTTAACTCCAGAAAAGCCTAACAAATCTGATGATAATGAGAAATTAGTTTTGAAACCCTACAAAAAGGAAAAAAACTAAAGAATCTAGAACAACTACTAGCTCAACAAGTAGCAACGAACAATCATCTTCGACTACAACAGAAAGTACTATTGCATCTTCTAGTACTGTAGAACAAGCTGCTATTGCGCAGAATACGCCTCCTGAAACTAGTAGTACTTACTCTGCTGAAAGTGTAGAAAACTATGCAGAAGCTACTCCTAGTTCAAGTGTTGAACAAGTTTCACCCACTCCCAGTTCAACGGAGCAATCAGTACCACAAGATTATGTACCAGCTAATCAAGCTCAACCAACGGCACCTTCTTCATCTGAAACCGAAACCTTGACTTTGCAACCTGGTGAAGGGCCCAAACAAATAGCTGAACGAGCTGGAATTACGGTAGATCAACTGTTTGCATTAAACGGTATGGATCCAAACAACTACATGCTTTATCCAGGACAAGAACTAAGAGTGAAATAAAAAAAGCACATTTGCCGCCCGACCAAGAACGCAAATGTGCAAAGAGCTACGGTAAAGTAGGTCTATTTGTTGTACCCTATTTTACCATCTCGAAATCCGCTGTACAACCGAACAAACGTACGAAAGGAAAGATAAAGATGGCAAAAAAAGAAATTGATAAACGAATTAAAAAGCACTTAACAAAAAAAGGCGAAGAAAAATATCAGTTTAGTCTGTACTTAGGAGTTGATCCTCTAACAGGAAAAAAAAGAAAAACAACGAGACGAGGTTTTAGTACGCTATTAGCCGCTGAGAGAGCTTTAAAAAGATTGGAGGCAGATATACAGGAAAAAGGACTGCAAGCTTCTACAGCTCAAAAGAGCAAGAAATTCGAATATGTTTACGGCTTATGGTTTGAAAATTATAAAAAGACAGTTAAAGAAAGCACTTGGTCCTCCACCAAACAAATTTTTGACACACACATCTTAAAAGTGTTTGGAGATAAGTTCATTGACAAAATAGACGTTTTTTTCTGTCAAGAAGCAGTAAACACTTGGTCCGATAGCCATCCTAAAATTTTTAAGAAAATAAAAAATTACACATCTAATGTTTTTGATTACGCTGCTTCTTTACAAATTATAACTAGCAATCCTATGAAATTAGTTTCTATTCCACGTGGAGAAGCTCTAGATATCGAAGATAAAAATATCGAATTTTATACTAAAGAAGAATTAATCGAATTTTTAGAAGCAATAAGAAACGATGATGATGAAAGATATTTATTCTTTTCCCTATTGGCTTTTACAGGTATAAGAAAAGGGGAAGCTTTTGCACTGACCTGGTCGGATATTGATTTTAAGAGCAAAACACTCAATATTAATAAAACTGTAACAAGAGGTTATCAAGGGAGATTGATCGTAAATACTCCTAAATCAAAATCTGGAAAAAGAAAAATTTATCTGGACAATGATTTGATTAGTTTATTGAGAAAGTATTATACAAAAAACAAAACGATCGTTACAATCCAAAGCGAAAACTTAATTTTTCACCATGATGGTCTTCTCTATAACCCTACAGTTTCACGTTCGTGGCTTAATGTCATATATAAGCATCATCCAGAATTGACTAAAAGAATCACTACTCATGGTTTTCGACATACTCATGCCTCTCTCCTTTTTGAATCAGGAGCTTCTTTAAAAGATGTTCAGGAACGTTTAGGGCATGCAGACATTCAAACTACTTCAAATATTTACACTCATGTAACTGAAACTCAAAACAAAAAAGTCATCAATAATTTTGTAGCATTTATGAAGAATAGTACTCAGGGGGAGTCAAAAGGGGAGTCAAAAAACATTTTAGGCTAA